CACATAGTCGTGAACTTCGCATGGTATTTCTCTAACCTGTCCATCGTAAACAAAAAATGAGTTCTCACCCATCCATGCCATAAATGATCCTGTAGATACAATGACTCTTCTACCTACCGCTTTACAATTAGAACCAGCATCAGCTATACCATAGATAAAAGGGTTGCCTGTATAATACATTCTAGCTATGCCTGTATCACTAAATATAATGACATCTGAACCAAACTTAACTGCGTACAATGCTCTACCGCCTGTAGGAATTTGTAGATCACCCGCTGAGTTAGTAGCTTTAGATGTCCAGTTGTTTCTGTCTTCTCTATCAGACCAAGCAATCTTTCTAGGATCACTTGCAGAACCAATAGCTACTAGATGTCTTTCATTGGTTACGATGATAGCCTGATTACCTACAGGTGCATTGGTAACAACTGTAGCTATCGTATCGGCTGTACCGCCAGAGTTAGGTCGCCATTTGTATATCTTGCCATCACCTGAAAAAGAAAAGACTAAATCTTCACCCCAGTTATCAAAAGCAAAATGACCTGTATCTAGAGGTAAACCTGATTGACTTCTAGCATCACCATAGTCTTCTTGACCGTATTGATAAGCACCAAAGCCTAAAGGATCGTTACTGGCATCGTTTACGAAACCAGATGGTGTGATGTCTGTCCAGGTATTGTCGTAAAGTACATAGACTTTTTGTCTTGTACCTACAGCCAGTATAGGCTTACCTGTGTTATCAGAATGTGCATACATTCCAATAGGTTCGCCTGTAAGAGCTGTGTTTCTTAATTTGTTCCAGCCACCTATAGGTTTTAGGTAGCCATTTTCAAAGCGTACTAAATTCCCGTTTACCCAACGGCCTTTGTTTCCGTAATCAGTCCCGTTCTTGACGATTCCAGCTGGGGGAGTAATAGGAAGTAATGCCATTCACTTTTATTAATTTGCGGCTATATAAGCTTTACCAGTTGTTATTGCACCTGTGTAAGATGATTTATCATCACTAGAGCCTTTAACATCAGGGTCTGTGTATTCTAAGATAGTTTCTAAGTGGTCAACATTACGTTGTACTACTGCATTTATATCAGCTTGTGACATATCTGTGTCTGCTTCTGCTGTGCCACCAACATGAATTGATTTTTTACCATTAGTATTAATGTCGTTGATAACTGTTACGCTATCTGTTGCTGCTGTTAAACATTCTGCTACTGTTTGTTCAGTCATATTTATTCTCCGTTTAATTTATTTTCTAATTCTTCGACCTTTGCCGAAAGTTCTTGTACTGCTTTGACTAAAATAGTTTCTAAATCACTAGCCCCTAGTCGTTGTCTACCATCAGCTTCATCTTCTGACCAAAGAGTAAAACCATCTTTAATTTCATTATGTGAATCTATAACTGCTTTGACTTCTTGTGCTATGAAACCATGATTTACTTTATCGTTCATGGTTCTTTTTTCTGAACCTTCTTTATGAGCATTTAATTCAGATGGTATATCTTTTTCTTTTTTCCATTTAAAAGTTACTGGTCTTAAATCATTTATAAAAGATAAACCCGCTTCTTGGTCTTGTATATCTTCTTTAAGTCTTATATCAGAAGGAGCAGTAATACTTGTTGCACCAAAAGCTATAGCTGAATCTGTAGCTCCATCACCGAAACAAAGAGACCCATTAGCGTTTCCTGTGACGTTGTGCCCCAGCACTATTTGATTAGTTCCACTTGCTGATGACATACTGGTTGAATTACCTATCAAAACATTTTGACTTCCAGTAGTGAGGTTATCAGCAGAAGTATCACCGATAGATATATTATCATTACCTGACGTTACAGGTCTTCCCGCTTGATAACCCATTGCTGTGTTTCTTGAACCAGTATTATTTTCTAACGCTTCAACACCTACCGCAACATTATTACCTGTGGTTGTTGTATCAAGTAGTGCTGCTCTACCTATAGCTACGTTACCTCCCCCAGTTGTTGACTTACCAAGTGACTCATAACCAACTGCGGTATTATTACTTCCTGTTGTGTGTGCATCCATTGCCAAAACACCAATAGACGTGTTTTGTCCTCCTGTAGTGTTTGCATTTAAAGCACTTTTACCAACTGCTGTGTTGTTAGAGCCAGTTGTGTTACTAACCAAAGAGTAACTAACCGCAGTATTGTCTGTTCCTGTAGTGTTGTTATATAACGCCTGTCTACCTAATGCAGTATTAATCGTGCCTGTGGTGTTTAGCTTTAAAGCCTGATGCCCAAATGCACTATTGTTGTTTGCTGTTGTATTTTGTTCTAACGCTCCTCTACCAATAGCCTGATTATTATCACCTGTCGTATTAGAAAAAAGAGCAGTTTCTCCAAATGCATTATTATTTGTTCCTGTAATATTTTTTCCTAAGGCATCTAAACCTACAGCATTATTGTAATTAGCAGTTGTATTTGCATCTAATGCACCTTTACCAACTGCTACGTTTCCTGTACCTGTAGTGTTTGCTGCTAAAGCTGAAGTACCAACTGCTACATTATTAGCTGCTGTAGTGTTTGCTCCTAAGGCAGTATCTCCCATAGCTACATTACTTGCACCTGTGGTATTTACATCTAATGCCGAATTACCAACTGCCGTATTAAACCCACCTGTGGTTGTTGCTCCAAGAGTATCATGTCCTATAGCTATGTTTGCTGAAGCAGTTGTATTGGCATCTAGTGCATTAGAACCGATTGCTACGTTTTGTGTTCCTGTAGTGTTTGCTACAAGTGCAGCTTGACCAACAGCAGTATTGTTAGAAGCAGTTGTATTTGCTTTTAAAGCCGAATCACCTATAGCAGTATTTGAAGTTCCCTCTGTAATAGCAGTTCCTGCGTTATATCCAACTGAAGTATTAAAGTTTCCTGTGGTATTAGCAATCATAGATAATCTACCCACAGCAGTATTTCTTCTTCCTGTAGTGTTTGCTAATAAGGAACTTGAACCAACTGCTACATTGTCATACCCTGTAGTGTTTGCTGTTAAGGCACTTTTACCAATAGCAACATTATTATCTCCTGAAGTTAAAGCTGCGAAGACATCTACACCTAACCCTGTATTATAGTTAGCAGCATCAATAGTTCCTGTAGTCGTATCCCCAATCATTATGGAGCTTGTGCCAAAGGTCTTACTGGTTATGCCGTTATAGCTTGCTGCTGTTGCAGCTCCTGAAGCTGTTAGCGTTGTAAACGATCCAGCAGCAGCAGTAGTGCCACCAATAACAGAACTGTCAATAACAGCTCCATCTAAGTTGATTGCTACCGATGTACCAGTACCGCTAAATATTGCGTCAACCGCATCTAGGTCGGCATTTATTTTAGTTCCCCAAGTATCTGTCGATGCACCGACTTCTGGTTTAGTTAAGTTTAAATTAGTAGTAAATGTATCTGCCATAATTCTTTTCCTTTAAGCTGCTTCGTCTTTGCTTAATTTAGTCCAAGTTGTAGAAGGATTAGACTGGTTAGTCCATTCTGTCGTAACCGTCTGATCTGTC